AGCAGCAGATGCTGAAATTGTTATTACTTCTTCTGGTGATGTTAATGCTAGACCACTTGATACAGCAATTGTTGGAACTGGTCCTGATGCATTAGTAATGGTAATTCCAGTACCTGCAGTCAGAGCAGTAATATCTCCAGTAAATGATACCCAGGCAGTGCCATTAAATATATTTACGCTTTGATCAGCAGCAATATAGCAGGCCATGCCCTCTTGTCTAACACCCACTGGGAGTGCTGTGTCTCTTGCCGTAGTAGTAGCAAAGTACATGATTGTTTGATTCTGCAGGTTGTACTGAACCTGTGCTGCAGTTAGTATCTGACCTGTATTGAAGGTAAGATATCCTGCGTTTGGACTACCTGTTGGCATCTTTTTTCTCCTTTAGTATGATAGTGCATTGTTAGTTGGTGGATCTGCTATTGCTATTCTACCTTGTCCTGGCGAATCCAGAATAAAAGCATTAATAATAGGCTCCTGTGTAATGAATTTTGTTGTCCAACTTGCTGGTGTAACATCGTGCTGAACACCTTGTACGAACAACTCTTTTTCAATAGTAGAGCCACCAGGCATGGCTTTAATTATGTAGACAAGACGATAAATATCAGTTGTCAATCCCGCAGAATTTAGGAAGTTATTGTCAGTGTTTAATGTCAGGCTCATAGAGTCAATTCTAAGTTCTGCAGCCTTACGAGCAGAAACCAAAGTTCTTGCTTGATTGTTTGCTTCTTCATCTGTTTCAATTAGCAGGTCACTTCTTTGGCCTGATTTAGTAAAGTATACATCAATACTGTCTTGATCAGTAATAGTTTGTGGAACTGCCCCAGGACCAATTCTTGTAACAGTAACATTATTTAAAATAAGTTGATCATCAAATGCAGTCTCTAAAGTAACAAACGGAAGGCCTACGCCAGTATCAGAAAATACACGAGCACCAACATCTGCTAACTCGCTAACATCTGTACGGTCCAAGAATCTTGCAACTCCTGAAGGCTGCATATAAAAAGCACCAAACTCTGATTGTTCTACTGTCTGTATAGCAGCAAGAATTGCTCTTACCTGGCCTGGATCTGCCTGCATTTCAGAATTACCAACATCTATATTTCTCATGGATGCTGGAAAGCCTGCAAAATCAAGCAGTGCATTTACTCTTGCACCAGATAATTGATTTCCTGGACAGCCAGGAACTGGAGTAATTTGAGTAGCCACATTGTTTAAAAGACGGAATCCGTCAGCACATTGCAATGTAACAGTAGCAGTTTCATTTGTTCCTTGATAAAAGTTAGTAACATAGGCTGTTATGTATCCAGAAAAGATATAGAATCTTTGAATTACTCCATCGCCTCTATCTTGATCTGCCCAAATTCTTATTTTTCTTAGTGGTTGTAGTTTTCCATGATATGGTGAAGCATCATTTTGTGGATTAAAATCTGAGTTAGGATCAAATAATACTACATTTGCAGTTCCAACCTCAAAGTTAGAAAGAATACGGTTACGACCTCTACGGGTAGAACACTTTGCTACTCTACTTGTAACATCTACAATATCTGCTGGTTGGTCTGCTAGAATATTTTCATCTAAGATACCAAAACTTGGATCAGATAGGATGAACGGATATCCAAATGATGCTCCATTTGAGAAGTCAATCTCTACTCCTAGTACTGGTCTTGACATTCTATATAGCCTCTAGGACTGTGCTCTGACCATTGTACTGACCACGCAAAAGTCCATTTCTAATTGTTTGAACTAAGTCTTGTTCTCCAGTTACTGTTCCTTGAACGGTTACATAAATATTTTGAGTTCCGCCACTGTTGCTACCCATTAGGCCTTTAGCACCATCCAAAGTTGGAGTGTTAAACTTTCCAGTTGGTTTGTCAGGAATTGAACTATTAAATGCATCTTGCATTGCTCTAAATTTAGATCTTTCGTCTACATCTAGTTGTGTTCTTGCTGCTGCTGCTGCAGCGTCTGCTGCTTCTTTTGCTCTAAAGTTAGCCAACTGAGTAGCCTGTGCTGCTGCAATGTCTGCTGCTCTTTGTGCAATTTCTGCTGCCTTTAATTGTGCTGCAATTGATGCTGCACCAATGGCTCCAGATTCACTTGCTGCCAATGCACTTGGATTAACTCCTGCTGCAGCCTTTGCTGCTGCGTCACTATCTCCTGCTGCTTTGGCTGCTGCGTAGGCTCTTGCTGATGCAGCACTTGCTGCTGCCTTAGCGTCTGCTGCTGCCTTTGCTGCGTCTGCTGCTGAGGCTGCTGAGGCTGCTGGGTCTTGAGTCTTTGGATTAGTTGCTATTGGTGTACATTTGCCATTAATCATTGTGGATCCAGTAGGGCATCCTGTTACAGTAGGTGGTGTAACAGTCTTTGGCATCGTGATTCCACCGTCACCGTAAGCACCCAGAGCCTTGTAATATTCATCCATTGCTTTTTTGGCTGCTATCCAATGGGTTTCTAGTCTCGCTATCAATGAAGGATCAAGGATATTTCCAGTAACCTTAACTGGAACACCCAACTTCTCAATCATTTCAACAATTTGTAGATTAGTGTCGCTATAGGCTTGCTTGATTGCAAGAATATCAGCATCACTTAATTCGCCATCCATGATGAGTTTGTAGTATGTGTAATACTTCTTGGCTTCTTCTGCGTTTAGACCATGAGCAGCACCAACTCTTTCAATGTCTGCTGTGCTATAGTTACCCTTTTTAATCAGGTCTGTAAAGTCTATATACATCTTGGCTTGCTTGTTGGTCATACCCCATGTGCTCATGAGCATTGCAACTTTTGCTTCACCAGTTTCTAGTGAGCCAAGTCCTAATACTTGCTGAACATACATCTTTGCTACATCTGTTGTAGTCTTCCACTTACCAGCAAGTGCAATAATATCTTTATCAGAAATAGTATTATCTGCAAGAGCAACAAGAATGTCGCTATATCTTTCAGCAAGTTTGTTTGATATTTCTTGTAGAGTAACTCTTTCTCTGAGTTTCTTAAGTTTTTCAGTTTCTAGTGCATTATCTTTTGCCTTAAGCAACAAAAGTTCTGCTGCTCTAAGACTAATGGCTTCTTGTTCTGCTGCCTCAAGACTACTTGTTGGAGTAATTCCTTTTATCTTTGCCTTAGATGCTCCAACTGTTACACTCATCTTCTTGAGTCTTGCTAGAACGGCATTTCTTTTTGCCTCTGCTGCATCTCTTCTTGCTTGTTCCTTTGCATTTCTTGCTTCCATTGCTGCCAAGAGTGCTCTTGACTTTTTTTCGTCCTCAGTCAATGAGGCTTCTTCTGCTTTTTGCTTCAGATACTTTTCGTGAGCAGCATCCATTGATTTAGAATAATCAAAGTTCTTCCTCATGGCTGCATCTGCTGCTTTAGCAGTATCGCTCATTACAACCTTTTGCTTTTCAAAGTTGCCTATGATCTTCTTACCAATAGCATAAACTGCTGTCATTGCTAGAAGCAAAAGAAGAATTGGCTTTGGAAGCAACAGTTTAAGTGCTTTACCAATATGGCTAATTCCTATTGCGACTGCCTTATAAATCTTTGAGCCAGCCATCAACTTACTGTGCATTAGTGCTATTGCAGCAGCATTTGCTGTATAACCAGTAGCATTCATAGTAAGTTGTGTCATGAGTGCTCTAGAAGAAACAGTGGCAGACTGTGTTTTTGCTTCTGCAATTGTTTGTACTGCTATATAAACTCCAAGTGCAAGTGTTAGGGCACCATAAACAATTGTAAGACCCTTGATAACTGCTGCTATCTGAATCCATCCAGCAATACCTACTGGAAGAATATTATTTACCTTCTCAATAAAGTTAAAGATATTTCCAAATGCCCTGGCAATTTCCTGAATATTTTTAGTTGTAGTGGCTAAAGCGTTTGTTAACTTATACTTATTCATGTCAAGGAATGCTTGAAGATTTGGCAGAACCTTGTTTTCAATGTAGAAAACCATTCTTGAAAGTTCAGGCATAAATGCCAAACCAATTTGATCCTTTATTTGATTAAACGCTAGGCCTAGTTTTGCTACTTGACCAGAAAATGTGTTGGCTGCTGCTGAAGCCTGTCCCTTGCTTATGTTTGCTAACTGAGTTAATACCTTACCCAGATCTTTTGCCTTGATTGCATCTGCATCAAGAGGTAATCCTAATTTTGTGAGGGCACCAAAGTTACCGTTTACTGCTTTGGAAAGTGCTGCTGAAACCGCAGATAAATCTTTTCCACTTGCTGCTGCAACATCTGTTGACAAAGACAGTAAAGCCTGTGCTTCCTCTAAATCTCCAGTTGCTGTTGCTAACTGCTGAAGTGCAGGAATTAGTTTTTCATTATCAATTGCAACCTGTAGTTCAAGAGAGTCTAAAAACTTTGCATTAGCAGCGATTGCTGCATCTGTAGCATCAGTATTATTTCTTAGAGCAATGTCTAGGGCTGATAAAGCCTTTTCATCTGCTGCAGCACCCTTTACTGCATCTACACCAAGTTTAATAGCATAGGCAGCAGTGGCTGCACCAAGTACTGCAAAAGACTTTGTTGCTTTCTTGCCAAATGCATCAATCTTCTTACCAAGTTTGGCAATGTCTTTTTGTGCTGCCTTTGAGCCTTTATCAGAATATTGGGAGAGAATTCTGGCTATTACTGCACCTGTTGCCATGCTATGCACTCTCCTTTGATAAATTTTGTTGTAACTTCTTCTTTGCTATATCTAAAGCCTCATAAACATTCTTAACAATTCTGTCTCTGTTTTTGTCTACTGACTTCCAGATAAGACGAGATGCCTGTGATTCTTTCTTCTCAAGGTTACTAATAAATGTACCAGTACCTCTATTTGTTCTGCCAGATAGTTCATAGATTACACCTGCTGCAGATCTGTTCTTTAATGCTCCTGCTGAGGTTGTATAGTCTTTTCTTGCTTTACCCTCAACTTTTGTAGATGTAATACCTGATTTAATAATACTTTGATCCCAAGCAGGCCAACCAGCACCACCACGAGTACGAGGCTTAGCAGGAGGCTGTGTGTTCCACCCACTAAGAGGTGGATCACCAGCGACAAATCCTTGAGCATCTTGTTTAGCATTTTTGAGTTCAGAATTTAATACCTTAGTGAATTCTTTAACTGCTTGCTTATCAAAAGAATCTAATGCTTTTAGCGTCTCTTTAACACCACTCAACACCATAGCATTTTGGCTCATTTATTTGCTTCCTTATTTTTTTCTTTGAGATAAATAACAATTGCTTCAAGTATACCGTCTGGTGCTTCAAGCAAGTCATTTGGAGATATTCCAGTCTCCACAGACAACATTGCTACCGTATAGGTTAGGCTGTTTCTGTGGATTCTGAATTTGGGTCTACAACTAACTCAACACTGTCTAAAGTGTCAAGGAAACCGTCGCCCCATGGCTTTACAACTTTCCCACTGTCCTTCAATGCACTCCATGCAAGGAAGTAGATGTGTTCTAGTTTCTGGTCTTCGCCAAGTAACTTAGCAAATCCCTTGCCGAACTTTTGTTCAAACTGGACTATTGACTTTGGTCGTAGAGATAGTGTTCCCTCAAACCCGTCAGTAGTCTTTACTTTTATTTGTAGTCCATCCATTTGTTGCCCCTTTTCTTAGGTTATTGTTTTTGTTATTTCGCCTGATATAGGCCATGTCACATTTACCGTTGTGATTTCACCAATCGCAGACGACAAAGGTTGCCAATCTGTAATTATAGCAGTAAATGTATATTTTGGGTTACTTGCACTTACTACAGAAGATTTTGGAAGGACTTCAATTGATACTGGTGTACCAACTTTTGAGTTAGCAAGGGATGTTCCATTGATAATCTCTTCTAGTCCATTGTCATCAAAGTCTTGATAGAATTCAAAACTTACTGAATTTTGTCCAAGTCCTGCAATAAGTGTTCTGTAAACATTGTTCATCTCTGTAGTCTCAATTGTTTCATGGGTCGTTGCAAGTGATATTGAAGAAATATAATCGCTTATATCGTAAATACCATCAAGACGAACATACGCATTAGTTAAGACTAGTTTTGACATATTAAGGTGTTGTATCCTTTACGATTGCACCTGAGATTGGCCATGTAACTGAAGCAGTTGCGAGTTCGCCTACTGCACCATTTACTGGAGTCCACTCTGAAAGCAACGCAGAAAATATGTACTGAGGCGAATCAACAGAGATTGCAGCATTTACAGGCTGCACTTTGATTTGTTGTACTGTTCCTAGTAGTGGGTAGATTGTTGCTTCTACTTCACCTGCTGCGAAATCCTGATGGAATTCTAGTGTTACAGCATTGTCAACAAGACCTGCTTGTCGTGTTCGTGCTGCTGCTGGTACATTTCCTCCACCAAACGCTGTTGTCTCAACTGCGTCCCATGTTGAAGAAAGTGAAACTGATGCGACATGATCGCTGAGGTTTACTCCTGCGATTTCAACATCAACATTTGTTAATACGATTCTTGCCATTGTTATTTATCTCCTTGTTCATTATCTAGATTAAAAACAGGAAACTTTTCTTCCTGTTGTACTGCTGGTACTTCTTTTATTGCTGGTGTTGCCTTTGTTACACTTGCGGCTTTGATATGTCCTGATTCAAGAAGAAATTCAACATTTCCGCCTGCACCAAGTATATCATCTTTGGTAAGTTTCTCATCTTTTACCTTACCGCAAACTTTCTTGTTTGAGATTACTGTATATTCCATTGCTTCTCCTTAGCCCCAAATTGTGAGGTTATAGCGATATGATAAGAAAGACTGCTCACCAGAAGTATATGTACCACTGTCTGCACTTATAACTCTGAGTGTATCAACAAGGCCACCTAATGTTCTGTCTGACTCTATAGCAGTTTTGATTGATCCATTACCACTACCTGCCAGAAAATTGTCAAGTTTGTCTTGTCCACTTCTTTCTGATATTCTTTGAACAATCACAAAGATATCAACAGATGCTTGGTCTAAGCCACGAGCATTGTCAATGTCAAATGTGAAATCTAGTTGTCCTACTACTGCACATGGCGGAACAATAACATCTGGAATCAATTCATAGACTCTCAAGTTTGTTATTGTCTGTAGGTTATTTTTTAACGCATCTCGTACGCCGTTAACATTGGTAATTGCCATTAGAATGCCAACCCAAAGTTTCTACGGTATGTCTTTAGAA